ACTCCGAAGCGTCAGAGGAAAGATCCAGCGCGATGTTCGCGGTCAGGTCTTTCGGTGAGTTGAGGGGGCGCAGCTTGAGATAGGCCTCAACCGCGTATTTGCTTTTCCAGGTGATGACGATGTCGCCTTCCTGGGGCTGCTCAATCTCCCCGGGGAACACCTGGCCGGCGAAGGTCGTGGACTTGGCCATCTCGCGCAGCGGGTCCATCAATCGGGAAGTGTTCACCGCGATGCTATTGGGCGAGTTGTTCAGGCGGCGGTCGGCAACGCGCTGAATCAGCAGCACACGCACGCGGCGAGCGGCCTTGTCAGCGACACGCAGGTTTTCGATCACGCTGAAATCACTGCCGACGACGTCCAGCATGTTGCCGTCGCCCCAGTACACGCCCTGGTAATCCGGGTAGGTCTGGCTGACGGAGTAACGCGATTTGTCCAGCTCGCTGCGGGTGGCCGACTGCAGGGGGGTGCCCTCTTTGTCCTTTGGCACTACGCCCAAGCCGACCACCGCGCCGGTGGCCACGCGCATCGGGCTATCCGCGATGCTCACCGCCGCATTGGCCAAGCGACCGGCCAGCACGCCCAGGTCATTGCCGTGCAGTTGCGGCACCGCCAGCACACGGGGCGCAGCCAGGCCTTCTACGATCGCTTTGCTCGCGGTGAGGTAGTCCGACCAGGTCTGCGTGGCCGCATCGATCCCGGCGACGGCTGCCAGCACGAACACACGTCGACCATAGGTGTTGCCGATGGCAACGGCGGCCTCGTTCATGGCTTCCAGCTCGGCAGCGGTAGTCACCGGCGTGGTGACCACCACAGCTTCGACCGAGTAGCCTTGCTGTTGGGCTTTGGTCAGCGCGTCCTGCCAGGTCATTTGCCCGCCCAACGGTGCTGCCAGGCACGCCCAGCGATCGCCGCCGTTGAGTCCTGCGGCTTTGATCTGGGTTTTCAGATCGCTTGGTGGAATGCCCAGCTGAACATCAAGATCGCTTTCGGTGTTGAGCGGGACCAATTGGCCCTGGCTTTTGCTGCCCGGACCGATGAACAGGAAATAGCGCTCCACTTCGGTAACAGCGCCCTGCCCGAGGTTGAGATTGTTTACAGAGACTTTCCCGAGTGCCATGTGATGCCTCGTTAGCGGGGAGAATGAAGGATTTGCTGCAGCACCTGGTTCACCAGCAGACCGGTGTCCTGTTGGGTGCTTGCGCCGAGGAACTGGCGTTTGGGCAGGGTGATGTCCCAGCTTTGCGCACCGGTGCTTTCGGTCTTTTCGTCGTCCAGGATGCGGATCAATAGGCCCGCCTTGGCGTAGTTCACGTGCTCCTGAATCCACGCCACGGATGGGCGCGTAAGGGCTTTCTTGCCGCCCTGACGAACCTTGAAACCGAGGCGGCGCAGGCGCTTGGCCTGCTTTTCCGTCGCGGCCAGGCCCGGAGGCGTCTTGTTCCACTTGCGCATCTGGGTCGCGGTGCGGCGCTCAGAGACGCCGTTGTGCTGCTGGGAGGCAACCCAGCGGGTGAGCGCGTTGCGCCATCCCAGCTCGGCTTCGTCAGCGTTCAGACGGGTGACCATCAGCAACTTGCCTAGGCCGGCTTCCATCTTCTTTTTGCCCTTGGCCGACCCCTTGCGAGGTGCGAACGGGGTGCCGTCGACGTTCTGCTGGGCGCGGATCCGCTGGCGACTCATGCTGCGCACGCGCTTGGTAACGTTGTTCAGCAGGCGGCGGCGCAACTGCGGAGACAGGCTCAGCAGCGCAAGCTGCTCTTGCACGCCGAGATAACCGCGCACGTCGAGTTCGAAGGTGCTACGCGCCATCGCCGGTCACCTCGCCTTTCTCGGCAACCCACAGCTCGAACGGCACGAACGACCAGGTCTTACCCTGGGTGACGATCTCGCCGGCGGGATCCTCAGTCAGGTACTGCGGCTCGCTGAACTGCAGCTTGATGTCGACGTCGGCCAGATCGTCATCGAGCATGGTGATGTCGAACACGGCGTTCGGCAGACCGTCGCGATCTTCGTCGTGGTTGTCCAACCAACTGCCCACCAACGCCATCAGGCGCGCAGGGTTATCGGCGAAACGTTCCAGGGCGATGGTCGCCTCATAGTTCATGTCGCCCATGTACATGCCCTTTTCGTCGGGCTTCCAGATCAGTTCCAGCTGCACCTGGTCGGTCCAGCTGTCGAGCTGTTCTGCGGCCACTAATTGGCGTTCGATGAGGTAGGCGGTCAACGCCTGCAGCTTGATCACAGCAACTTCGCCGTGATTCGCCCACGGCCCTGCAGCGAGCGCACGGCCTGCTGACTGAACGCGAGGAAGGTTTCTGATCGCTCAGGCAACTCTTTGCCGACGTTTTCCGCGCTTTCGCGGCGGGATACGGTGGCGAACTGGGTCAGTAGCGTGGCTTTGGCACGGGTGTAGACGGCGCGCTTGTATTGCGCGACTTGAAAGGTGCGCTCAGGCAGGACTGTGGTATCTGCAGACTCAACGCTTGACACTCCAGCGCCCTGCCAGCGCGCTTTGCACTTGGCCAGGTCGAGGTTCACCTCGTGCATGGCGGTAGTGAGTTCAGCGGCCAGCAGCTCTACCAGGTATTCCGCCGGCAGGCGGTAACCCTTCTGGAACTCGGACACGGAGAGGTTCGGCCAGAAGCCGTCGTTCTCGATCGCCTGTTCCACAAAGGTGGTGGGTTTGCCTGAAAAGCTCATTGCTGGGCGCTCAAATAGGGGCGGGAAAACTGTTTCAGTGGGTCAGGGCCATAAATGGCTGGCTCACATCCACAGTTACCCGCCGGGGGGGGTAGCCGGTTATGCGTTCGGGGTTTCGTTTTGTTGCTTGGTCAGCGCCTTGCGTGCGCCAGACAGTCGCGTTCCCACGCCGATGCCGTCGTAGAGCGCTTCTGCTCGCTCAAAGCGGGCGATCGCTTCCGCCCAGTCCTTGCGATCCATTGCGAGAATCCCGAGCTGCTTGTGATAACGGGCAGGGATTCGCTCAAACAGCGACCACTCACCGTCGACACGTGGCAACAGGTTCGAAACGTAGGGCTCAGGGCTGCGGCCGGCCTTGTATTCGGCCTCGGCCCATTCGATGACCTCATCGGCTACGAACGTCGGGATATCCCGGTTGAATCGCTCCGGCAGCTTCTGTCTTTGGGACATGGCGAAGTCAGCCAGCTCCAGACCCTGTTCGAAGTCAGCGATATCGAACAACCAGACCAGGACGTACACCAGCACCGAGTTCTGGAAGCTCAATCCTGAATCGCGGTACCGCTGAACGTATTCCTGATACTTGGGCAGCAACTCGTCACGCTTGAGCTGTTGGCGGGCTTCACGGCTGTTGATCGCGCTGATGCGCTCCAGATCCACAGCGAGCGAGTCCTCCATCAGCTTCAAATGCTTCTGCGCATTGGCAGGGCTGGTGAGTGCAGCGGCGGGCGAATACGCCGCCGCTACGGCACCGGCGACAAGCACCGCAGGACCTTGCGCACGTACACGTCGCTTGTGCGCCAGTGCCAGACTCACTGCACGCCACCTGCAGGCGCGGACGCTGTGAGGATTTCGACGTTCTCGATCATCGCGAACTTCTCCAGCTGCTCGATCACGTAGCCTTCGTTACGGCTGTTGTAATCTTCAACGCGGGAGCGCTTCGGGTTGTCGATGGTCTGTTTGCGCCAGCTGGAGTCCTGGAAGTAGATCGACAGGTTGTCGAAGCTGGTAACCACGACCGCGTCAACCGGGAAATACGGCACGCTGAAGCTCGGCAGACCGCCGTAGGTCGCGATCACCTGCGCCTCTTCAATGCGTTCTTTCTCGGTCGGTGTGTCGCCCTGCTTGGCGTAAAGCTTCGCCTTGTCAGCAGCCAACAAGTCGCTACCGATGATCGCGATCAGATCACCGCCATCGCGCAGACGCTCGTCGACCAGCTGTTTTGCGTCGTGTACCAGGCCATCGAGATTGGCGTAGTCGCCGCCTTCGCCCAAGGTCACCTTGCCAGCGGTCGCGCCTTCCGACAGAACCTGTTCAGGGATCTGCTCGCGGGCCTGTTGCAGCCAGCCTTTGTTCACATCCTGCAGCATTGGGTTTGCGGCCAAATCGGTCTGCGCGGCAGCGTGGGTGCCATGGAAGCCAACAATGATGCGGTCCAGGGCGATTTGCTTCTGAACAGCTGCGGAGTAGCGCTGGTGGAAGTCCGGGAACTTCGCCCAAGCATCGATCTTCGCGTAGGGCATGCCCACGTCAGATTCAGTCGAAGACAGCTCGTAGGTGTTGGCGTCCAGAGCCGACACGTCTTTGGCTTCGCGATCCTTGGTGCCAGTGTTGGTGCGGCCTGTAACAGGACCGGAAACGCCCAGGAACACCTTCTGGCCCTTGATCTCGCTCACGCCGATGACGTTGATACGCTGCAGGAAGTCCGACTTGGCCGTGATGGCCTCGTTCAGCTCCTGGGCAATGGTCGGCTCGACGCTGAACATCCGGCTCGACAGATCGACACCGTAAGTCGCGGCCATGGCAACTTGCATGGCGGCATACATCTTCGCGCCGTGGTTACTCAGGTTATACGCCATGTCAGAGCACCCGCTTTGCTTTGGGATCGGCGGCGCCAGTAGTGCGCTGCAGGTCGCGGCCTTTCGGGGTATTCAGCAATTCGCTGAACTGTTGTTGGAGCTTGGCGAAACTGGCGGCGAGCGCCTGGTTGCCTGGGCCGTTACGGCGGAACTCGCGTTCTTCCTCGGCGGTGGTGACGATGTCGTCGACGGCGGCTTGTACGTCGTCGATCGGGGCAGCGTCAGGTTCTGGCGCGTCTTCAGCTGCAGGCTCAATCACTGCCTGAATGCCGGCAGCGACAACAAGCAGTTGAGCCAGCAGGGCTTTGAGGGCCGTAGCTGTAGCTTCATCCATTGGGGGTTTGCTCTCTGGTGGGGTTACGGGTGTGTCGGTCGACGGAGACGCCGGCTGCTCGTCAACAGCAAAGCGCTTGAAAAGACTGGTGAGCATCGTGGTCAGCTTGGCGATCTCGCCCTGGGGCTTCTCTTCGCTCAAGGGGCCAAGTTCAACCGAGGCCGCGTAATAGGCGCTTTTGGCGGTCTTGTTCGAGAAGTACAGCTCTTGCGTGCCGACGCTAGCGGGCTCATCGGTCACAGCCATGCCAGTGAGGTAGGCTTTGCCTGTGCCACGAAAATTTGGGGTGATTTCGATGCTGCTGAACAGCTTCTGGCCTTGATCGTTGAGCCACAGCAGGCGGTCATTGGGTTTGAGCTGGGCTTCAAGGGCCACTTGACCAGGTTCCAGGTCATCGGCATCTTCAAGGAGGCGGACCGCAAAGACGGTGCCATGCGAACCGTGCCAACGTTCGTGATCGCACCAGATCACAGCCGTGTACAAAGACGACTTGTAGGTCTCAGCGATATCGCGCAGCTCCTGGGGAAGGATCTCGCGACCATCAACGGTCAGGCCGCTGGTGGCGACGCGTTTCCAGAACGAAACAAGGGAACGGGGCATGGGTGATAACTGCGCTCAATCGGTGATTTGAGGCCCCACGATATGGAGCTGCAGCCCCTCTAACAAACGGTTCTCCTGCGCTTATCTCCTATAATCGAGTTGTAGGTTATTCGAGGAAATTAACCCCGCGTTTCCGGCGTTTTCGCCGCATAGACTGCGGCCCATGTACTACTCAACCGAAGTCAAAGAAGCCGCCAAACGCCTATTTCTGCGTCGCTATAAAGCGAAGGAAATTCAGGCGCAGCTCAACCTGCCCAGCATTCGGATCGTCTACCACTGGATAAGAGAGGGCGATTGGGAGGAGATGTTGTCGGATGAAGAGCCGCTGATCGCGGTCAGCCGGCGCATCACACTTATCCTGGAAAAGCAGACATCCTTGAGCAAGGACGATCTGAACGAGCTGGACCGACTGACAAGCCTGCGCGAACGTCTGTCAAAGCAATGCGCCAAGCCAGCACCGGCGGCGCCGATCGATCACCAGGGCGACACTGACCAACCCCGTCAGGAGCAGCGCAGCCAGCGCCGTGACCGAGGCGATCGGAACGGTAAGGGCGGGAAAAAGCGGGAGAAGACAGCGAAGAACGACGTCAGCGACCTGACCGAAGTCGACTTCCTGGACAAGTTCATCAGCAAAATGTACGGCTACCAGAAGGAGCTGTACCAGGCGAAGCTGAACCCGCTGACGTCGCGGATCCGCAACGTCCTGAAAAGCCGGCAGGTCGGCCTGACCTACTACTTCGCCGGCGAAGCATTCATGGACGCGGTGCTAACCGGCGACAACCAGGTGTTTCTGTCGGCCAGCCGCGCACAGTCTGAAATCTTCCGTAGCTACATCATCTCGTTCGCCCAAGAGTGGTTCGGGCTGGAGCTGACCGGTAACCCGATCGTGCTCAGCAAAGACGGCAAGCCCTGGGCAGAGCTGCGCTTTCTCAGCACCAACAGCAGCACGGCCCAAGGTCACCACGGGCACGTTTACGTCGACGAATACTTCTGGATTCAGAATTTCGAGAAACTGAACACCGTCGCGTCGGCCATGGCCACCCACAAGAAGTGGCGCAAAACCTACTTCTCCACACCCAGCGCCGTATCGCACCAGGCGTACCCGTTCTGGACCGGAGAGAAATTCCGCAACAGCAAGCGCAAGAACGCGAAAGACCCGTGGCCGACGGACCAGCACATCGCCTCGGGCGCACTCTGCCCAGACGGCCAGTGGCGGAAGATCATCACCATCCTGGACGCCATTGCCGGCGGCTGCGACCTGTTCGACCTGGAGCAGCTGCAGCT